TGATTGATAATATTCAATGCAGTAATTTTACCGCCAACAACAGTTGCTTCTACTGATGCGCCAATACCACCACCACCATCAATTTCAATAGTTGGCGAGACATAGTTATTCCCGCCTGAGATTATGGTAAATCCAGTAACAACTTTCTTGGATGGTGGAATAAGATTCATTATGTTGTAACCGTTACCTGTAGACCCGTAGTAATATTAGCAGCAACATTAGCAGCACTATCTTGATCTAATTTGAGCAGAGAATTTCTAGAAATCGTAGGAATAATTGCTCCCGTATAATCTTCGAGAGTTCTTGTTAAAATTTTAGTTGTAATATCTGCTGTGACATTTTGTGGTTTGACGTAAATTCTAAATGCATTTGCACCACCCAACAAAGAGATAAAATAGCAGGTCGGTATAAGTATTTTGCCTGTTCCGTAATTTATTGTTCCGAAACTAGAAGATAGAACTACATCAGTGCCAATTTGTTTCAGGTAAATTGTTCCAGTTCCCAATGGATCTGGAGGAGATTGATCTGGAACATCAACCATATATGCGTCATAATAGGTATTATTTAACAACGTATTAAAATACGTAGAACGCAAACTATTTGGTTGCACAGGTTGTCCGAAATTTGGATCCAATCTGAATGAAATTTGATTTGATACTACACCAGTGAACCGTTTATGTAAAGTAAGATCAATATTATTCGTAATGATCGAACTAGAAGTATCCATGATTTCTGCACTCAATTTTGAATAGTAGAAATCTTGCGCAAGTTTATTCACATTAAGGTCGAAGTGATCGATTACAGATTGTCTAACTCTAGTAGCAAGTTCGGATGAAGTTTCGAAAGTTTTCTTCTGATCATATTTAATTGTCGAATTAACACTGATGAATGTATATTCGGGATCAACAAAAACAGGTTGGATCGAGACTACACTCTTTGGTGCGATAATATCTCGCGCGATTGTATCCTTATCTGATTCTGTGATAACCGTGCCAGCAACTGGATCTAAACAAATAAACACTCTACCATAAATCGGCGGATCATTAATTTCTCCACCCCAAACACTGATAGAATTAATTCCAGGGAATCTTCTCTTAATCAGAGTTGCGTAGTCATCAGAGGTTACTGCACGATCTCTGGTTGTATTGAATTTTGGTGCATTGAATTTAATACTATCAATGCTCTCTGCTTGCGCACCACGAGAAGCACGTGTAATGACTTCTACTGTTTTAGTCTCTGTCGATCCAGTAAGGATATTACTCACAGAAAAATTGGATAAGTTATTTGCGCCATCTGCAGAACCAACAAAATATTCAACAGTAATAATATCACCGTATTCTAATTGCTTCCCTAAAATGTTATCGCCAAATACGATTTGGTATAAACCGTCATAACCCATCTCAATCCAAAACACATTACTATTATTATCGATGTTAAGATATGTATCTGAATAATTGAAAGACGTAGTTATATCATCACTTGGGGTTTGAACAGAAACCGTAACCGTAGTAATATCTACATTTTTGTTTGGAATGATAAATGGTCCAGACAGAGTTGTACTATCTGCAAAGAATGTATTTGCGACTCTGTTGCCTTCGATTAATTTAATATCCCCGAATGTAAATGTTTTTATCGATCCATTTTGATCTGATACAGTAACAGTATAATCGTCATCAGGTTTAAATGAGTATACACCACTTGGTACTAGGTCAGAAGGAATTCCTGTCGCAGTAAAAGAAGTGTTTTTAGATAATGTGAGAGAATCTGGACCGTAGTTTGCTGGTGCGACTACTTCTAATGAGACTTCTGCTCTTGCACAAGTCTGAGAATTTGGTAAATACCCCATTGTCTTTGCAATAGAAACAACAGAAGATCTTTTTAACGCACTATCGAGGAACATTTCATTAGCAAGAAGATGTGCAAGAGTAGCATTGTAGTGCGTATTATATGCAAGAACATCGAGTAGGACTGACATTGCAGATCCCTCGAAATTATAATCTGAAAATTCATCCTGTGAAGCAAGATATTCTTTCAGGTTTTGCTTGATTCCGTGGAAATCAAGTTCTGTTACTCTAAGTTCTGCCATTTAGCGAGCTCTCTTTAAGAATGTTGAATATGTAATTGGTTCGGGATTGCCGACTACATAGAAACTGATGGTTATGTCATATTGATTAAGGTCAAAATTTGGTGACACCTCAACCAATTCAAGTTTACATCTAGGTTCGAACTGAGTGATCAGAAGCGTAATTTGTGCCTCTAACATGTTTGCAGTAACGAGATCCATAGGTTCAAACAACATCATATAAATCGGCGAACCAACAATATAGTTAAACGGTCTTTCACCGTTCGCAGTCAACAATAATATTCTAAGCGATTGCTTAACTGAATTGATGTCAAACTTCATCCCCAAGTCACCCGTTCCAGGATGCGGAGTAAAGGAAAGATCTAAATCTTTGTATATTCTGACTGTCTTCATAATACTTATTTATATGCCTTTTAGTATTTTTTAAACGATCCATTTGCCGAAACACGTTTGTGATTATACATGGTAAAGTGTTGGTATCGATTCCCAGATTGTTTAAATGAGATATGAATCCAGTGTCCGCCCGAAGGTAGATATTCTAGAAGAACTTGATCGTAAGGAACGTTTTTGATAATCCACTGCACAATCTCGTCATGATATTTCGCCTTACTCATACCGTTGAATTTCATATCAACTGCCTGCCCGAGCATATGCTGCGAGGTTGTTGATCCTCCAGATGGAATATAATCTCGGAATCCTGATGTGAAATACATTCCAGGGAACTTAGTTCTGATTGGATCTAAGCAGTTTACTGCCAAACAGCGCATGTTTGCAATCATGTCTGCTTTGCTGAATCCACCATACGCTCTCAACTTACCCTTGACCATTACATCTTTTAAGGTAAATTTATCAGAGATTTTCATCCCATAATTTACGCCATTTGAAATGTTAATATCTGGGAGTTTGGTTCCAGTCTTAGTTACATTACATGCAGTAGGTGCGACCTTTCCGCTTTCTGGACTACTTGATCCATCTTCTCCAGGAGTCGCGCTATCCTCAATACCTGCAGCGTTGCTATCTGCAATACCATCTTCGCCATCATAATCCATACCCTTTGCTTCATCCGGAGAGACACCACCGCCACCTCCAACAAATTCAGGTTCACTTGGAGTCATCGGTGAAACTGGATCTGCAACAATAGTAATATCAGGAGGAGTACCATCCGATGCGGTCACCGCAGAACCTGCGCTTCCAGGATTTACTGTAATGATTGCACCATCAACATTGGTAGCACCACCACCCTTAACATTCATCGTTGAACCTGCTTGGATATTTGTCTTACCAGATGCCTTGATGTTTGTCTCTGCGCCGTAAACATTCGCCTTCGCGTCGGACTTAATGTTAATATCAGAGGTAGCATCAATATTAATCTTGTTGTTGGACAGAATGTCCACGCTTGTCGCAGATCCAAGACGCCAAGAACCTGAAGTGGCAGAGTCAATATTACCATTGACATCCATTGAATAATCACCATCGACGCGAGTAGCAAAGGTTCCTTTGACAGCAAGGTTCATGTTGCCACCGACTTTCCAGTCAACGTTTCCGTGTGTATCGATATTCGTATTACCACCGACTGTAAGATTACAGTTGTTTGCTACATAGATATTACAACTGCCACCAACGTGAACATTTGCCTTGCCTTCGATCGTAATAACACCATTGCGATCGATAACCGTATAACCGTCACCAATAATTTTATTTACCTGCGAACCATCTGGTCGCATTTCTTGGAACGTGCCTGATTTATGATTTAGAGAAACACGTTCTGCATTCGGCGTATCATCAAATTCCATAGTGTGACCAGATTCACTCTGGTAGGTATGGTTGTATGGATACTCAGCAGCAAAGGCAGACTTCGGTTGAGAAACAGACTCGCCTGTTCGACCAGCAATAGGTTTCGAAGTTGTCCTTTGTGCATCATGTTGACCGTGGATCGTTTGATCCTGTGGTAGTGCTTTAGTTTCTCCTGGATTTTTCCCAACCGCGAGTGCATTGACATCACCGTTACCTGCTTCGAGATATTCTTTCTTGGGATAGACATTATTTGGATCTTTATATCCCTTTGTCGGATCAGTATCTCGAAGTCCCTCGTTTGTGGGTTGATTTGCCACAGTTGGTTTTGCCTGAACAAGTTCTGCTGGGTTGGGTGCAGAGATTGTTGGTGATCCAGGTTTTGTTTGTAGAAGATCGTCTAATAATTTGTTTGCCGAAAACCCAACCCCAAAGAAATCCATGGAAGTTTTTCCACTAGAACTGGTTTTAATCAATCCATTTGCGAACTTAATCGCTGTGTCGATTCCCTGACCATTAGCAACAGACAGCATTCCCATGATAACATCTTTGGGTGAATCCGCTGTAATTGCCTTTGCAGAAAGAAGAGATTTGATATTTCTATCGAGCAAAGAAACCATAGCATTGTTTTGGGAAGATGGATCGTTTAAAAATCCACCACCACCGCCGCCAAGATTAGTAATCTGCTCGATGTGAGCATCATCGATAATTTCTGTGACTTCTTTTTCATGTGTATCAACCAAAGAAGTAACTACAGAGACTGCATTCGTTAAATTTTCAACAGAAGGTGCTATTCTGAATGGATCAAAAGAAACATCAATTGCTTCATTTACTGCAGATGTTTTTCTATCAATTTGGTTGGAAACTAATTCAAATGCAACCTTAGTTGCAGATGGAAGTTTG